ATGTTACTAAATTTTATTGGCCAGAATTTGAACTAAAAGAAGGTTCAGAAGTTAGGCTAATGACTCCTGAAAATGACTCGCTAATGTATAAACGTCATAAAATATGCGGAGATGATTGTACATGTCAAAGCAACGAACAGAATTAAGCAAATACAAGTCTCCGTCAACCGGAGACTTTTGCACTCCCGCACAGTATATTGCAGAGTTAGTATGCCAAAAACAAGCAAAGCACGAAAAAGCTGGGACTCTGCCTTATAAATTTTGGAATACCCCAAGGTGGAAAAAGATTTATATCCGTCAGGTGTCTTTAGCTAATAAACTAATTAAAGAATATGGCGAAGAGCCAGTAATAAAGTTTGCATCATCTAAAGCTGGATCAAACACTATTTCTTTGGGAGCTAGGAACGTAAGGTCAGACATAGAAAAAATCAAGTTTTTGCTTGACAATGCTCCAAAGCGTGATACAATAGAAGTAATCGAATCTGCAAAGGGTTCGTTCGCCCCAAGAAAAACATTTGGGTCGAAAACATTGATACAAAGACTAAAGGAAGTTGAAGATGACAGATAAAGAGTTTGTAAAAAAATACGGCGACTATCTAACAACTGGAGATAAAGTTCTTGAACAAAAGAAATCTTACAAAACGATATCAATTAGCCCTGCTATTGACTTGGCTCTCGGTGGTGGTATTAAGGAGGGTTCTTGGGTAATTCTATCGGGTCCACCAAAAGTTGGCAAGACAACCACAACAATGCAAATCATTGCTAATTGCCAAGCTTTAGGTCGCAAGATTATTTATCTTGACGTTGAGGGACGATTAAAAGAAATGAACTTTGAAATTCCCGGAATTGATCCATCATTAGTTCAAGTTATTAGATCTGGAGATGAGCCACTAGCAGCAGAAACTTTTCTAGATATTGCAAGGAAATTACTATTAGACAAGGAAAACGAAGGATGCGTGCTTGTTATTGATTCTATTTCATCCCTTATTCCTTCTCGCGATCTTGATGAAGACATTAGTGGAATGACGAGGCCGGGGTTGCCTAAGATTCTTTCCGACTTTGTGAAAAAACTGGGTCAGGCAGTTCCAAATCAAAAATGTTTGGTGATTATGATTACACACATGATCACGAATACAAGTGGCTATGGTAAGTCAAAAATGGCCGATGGTGGCGTTAAGATCCAATTCCAAGCGGATACACGCATGGAGGTAAAGACGGTCTCTCCGTGGGAAGCAGCGGGGTCTTCCAAGGAGAATAAAAATGTCATTGGGTTAAAAGTGACATGGGATGTATTATGTTCTTCAATAGGATCGCCTTATAAAACGTGCGATAGCTGGATTAGATTTGGTCATGGAATTGATAAAGTGCAAGAGATTCTTATGATTGCAATTGACCTTGGATTAATTTCAGTGGCTGGGTCGTGGTATAATCTTGACTTTATTGAAAGCGAAAAGGTTAAATTACAGGGTCAGGAAAAGGTATATAATTATCTCACTGAACATCAAGAGCTGTATACATTACTAGAGTCTAAAGTCAAGGAAATGTTGTATTGAAAATTCTAGGTTTAGACGGCAAAGAACATTCTTGGATTCCAAGTAATAATATTGTTGACACTGAAAAAAGATCGGGACTACATAATAAAGCTCGACAACTTCTAAAAGAAAAATATCCCAACGAGAGGATTCTTGAAGAATTAGTATTGCCGGGAACTAGAACAGACAATAGAAAATCCACCCTCAAGGCGGATTTTTTTATTCCAGTTAGATCATTAATTGTAGAAGTTCATGGTCAGCAACACACAGAATATAACAACTTCTTCTTTGCGAATAAATTAGAGTTTTATAAGGCTCAAGCGAGAGATCGAGATAAAAAACAATGGTGCGAGATCAATCAATTCGAACTAATAGAACTTTTTCACAACGAGTCTATTGAAGAATGGAGAAATAAACTGTGGAAGAAGTAGATGATAAAATAAATAAATTCCATAAGAGTATTGATGAATGGATTGAAAGTAAACATATAGATTATGGACTAGATTCTTTTGGCGAAAAGGTAAATGAAGTAGGAAAGATATTGCATTTAAGTAGAGAAGAATTAAAAGCTATGTCTGTGATAGATTATCAAACAGCAATATTCCTGCTTAACCAATACTGGGCTTATTTAAACACTCTATTGGCAAGAGAAAAAGCTGTTAAAACTTGGGCCGATCAAGGTATATGGTATATAATTACAGGGATGCAGCATGATAAATATTCCAAGTGGGAAGAGAAGTATCATATGTCAATCAGAGCAAGTCCAATCGGTATTAAATTACAAATTTTAAAAACAACCGCAGAAGCTAGAATTTTAGCAACAGAAGCAACCTCTAGCAGATTGGAAACTGCAATAAAGGTTTTAGAAAATTTATCGAGGAGCAAAAGTTATGACAGATCTTAAGGAACAGGCAAAAAAAATAATTGCAAAAGGAAAAATCCTAAATGACCCAGAACTTATTAAAATGGGTTTAGACATGTTGGACGCTATGCCAGATCAAGAAGATATTATTGAAAAAGGAGAAAACTTTATTAAAGTCTCAAGCTCCTCTTCTTTTATAGATCAATTTAGGACCGATAATAAATCTCCAATTGATACTAAATATGGAAGAAAAGTAACTGTAAACGTATCTGGAAGAGTCAATGGTTTTAAAGATGATAAAACTGAAGCCACAGAATTAATTGGAAAAACGCCAAATATTGTTCCAGCTCCAAGAAATAGAAAAACGCCCGTAGTTTCAGCAACATGTACTGTATGTGGAAAATCAGAAAAGGTAAATGAAATATTTGTACAGGGCAAAGAATTTTATCGCTGTGAATCATGCTTATTGAAAGGAAAATCTTAATATGTCTCAAGAAATTTTTATTAGTCGTGAACTACCAATTAAATTACTTACTGAAACAGCAAAATTGCCAGACAAGGCTAATTTATTTGATGCTGGTTTAGATTTATACTGCGACGAAGAACTAGTAACACTAGCACCCGGAGAACGCAAACTGATCTCAACGGGTATTTCTATGGCAATTCCCAAGCAATATGTTGGGTTAATCTGGCCAAGATCAGGACATGCGGTTAAAGGTGGAATTGACACGATGGCTGGCGTGATTGATTCCTCTTATAGGGGAGAAGTCAAGGTTCTTCTTGTTAATCATGATGGTAAAGTACAATTTTTCCGAAAGGGTGACAAAGTTGCCCAGATTCTGATCCAGCAGATTGACGATTTCACTCCAGTAGCGTATAATGATTTAGGCGATACGTCTAGGGGTGACAAAGGTTTTGGGAGTTCAGGCACTTGACATATCTCAAAATAGGATTCATACTATTCATAGCATTCTACTGTATAGTATCGTATAGAATAATTAGTAGCACAATCATAGGAGAAATGGGTGACAAATGAATACACTAGTAGCACTAGCAGCAATGTCGTTAGGTCAATTCTTTGTGGTTAATCCACAAATTCCAGTTGTGGTTCAGCAACCTCAACAAGTCGTAGTCCAATATCAATACGTAGTACAACAACCTCAGTACGTAATTGTACCTAGAACAGTTTATGTACCAGTACAGGTTCAAACGTATCAACCTGTCTACTATCCATATCCAATCTACAGAATTTACCCTTAAGGAGAACGCAATGAGCGAAGAAAAGAATCCATTAAATGTCTATAACCAACTAGAGATTATTAAAAATGCCGTTGACCAGATTGAAACAATTCATGTATATGAACTTGCCAATCGCCAATTTGGGACTTCATCAGAAGAGAGTTTAAAAACTCGAATTGATGAATTAGACAAGCAAATTCTTGAATATGAATTGCAGCTTGCAGACTCGCAAGGTTATATTGACGATATATTAGATTCGAACAAGAGCTTGCTTGAAGCAACTAATCAATTGATCGCCGAAAAGAATCTAGCCTTAGAAAATCGCCAATTAACACAAGATCAGGCAGATAAAATAGTTTCTGCTTATCATCAATTACCTTGGATTGTGAAGAAGTTTTATGGAGTGAATTAATATGAGCCAAGCCGTACTTGAAAATTTACCTATTGAGCGGGCTGTGCTAGCGGGCATCTGTCAGTATGGCTTGGAAGTTTACGTAGAATTAGATTTTTTACAACCAGAGTATTTTAGTCATGAATTAAATCAAGTAATATTTACATGCCTTCAAGATATTATTAATTGTAATCAGAATATCGAATTCTCCAGTCTTTTCGCTACTGCAAATAAATTGGGTGTATACGAATTAATTAACAAGACGACCGAATTAAGTTTTATTCGGTCGTTATTTAATTTTCCGATCAACAAGGAAAATATTCCTAAATTTGCAGCGAAGTTAACCAAGTTAAAATTAGCGAGAGATATTAAAAAAGCTCTATCTGTATGCGATAAATCACTTGCTAAAATTACAGGTGATGAAAACATCGAAGATATTATAGGTATGATTGAAAATCCTATTATGGAGATCACGTCATTAGCCTACAAAGAACAGAACAATAAGACAGTTTTAATCGGTGAAAATATTAATGAATATGTCGATTACCTTATCAATAACCCTACTGATTATCTGGGCATTCCTACCGGGTTCCCAAAATTCGACGAGGCCATAGGAGGTGGACTGAGAAGAAAGTCAGTCACTCTAATAGGAGCTAGAACGGGCGTAGGTAAAAGTGTTATCTCTACGAATGTTGCTGATTATGTATCTGGCAAATATAACATACCATGTCTTTATTTAGATACAGAAATGGATCTTGGAGACCAAAGAAATCGTATGTTGGCTAAAATTAGTGGTATTAAAATTAATGATATCGCCAAAGGAAGTTTTGCAAGCAAATATATGGAAAAAAATAGAGTTATTAAAGCAGCAGAATATCTTGAAAAGATACCATATCACTACATATCAATTGCAGGACAACCATTTGACAATATCCTTAACATTATTAAAAGGTGGATACACCAATATGTTGGATTTGATGAAAACGGCAGAACAAAAGATTGTCTAGTTATTTATGACTATTTTAAATTGATGAGTTCTGCTGGACTTGGAGCCGCTATGCAGGAATACCAAGCTCTCGGCTTTCAGATTACTAAGATGAATGACTTTTGTATTAAATATGATATTCCATGTTTATCATTTGTCCAATTAAATAGAGAAGAAGAAATTGCACAATCTGATAGATTGCAATGGCTTGCTTCTACAGTTGCTAAATTTCAAGTAAAAAGCGATGAAGAAATGGCAGATGATGGCTATGAAAACGGCAATAGAAAAATTGTCATCGTTAAAGCTCGTCATGGTTCAGGACTTGAGTATGGTAATTATATCAATATCAAGATGAACGGGGCAATTGCAAAATTGTCTGAGGGACATACAAGAGATGAAATCAAGAATGGAGTGGCAACAAATGCCTTTGAAGACACAGAC